ACAGTCTGTTAATGACATGGATGATCATTACGCGGACATGTTCCGGAGCTATGTTGACTCTTTTTCTCCTTCTGGAAACATATTCGGAACAGCGGAAAGAATGGTTAAAAAAATTACAAAAAGAGATGCATTAAGAAAAGAAAAAATATACAATGATCAACAGGTGAGAAAATTAGAGGAAAAAAATATGATGGATTGGGAAGATCAGTTTAGGGGAGGACAAGGCATACATGCATATAACGGTGGTGGCATGGTTAGGGAGAGAAGTAACCTTCAACCTAGACAATCAAATGTAAATGTACAAATAAAGCCTAAACCTAATAGATGGTCGGCTAATAATCAACCAGATATGAATAGATTATTAAACGCAATAGGGATGCGAGAAAGTTCAGGTGGACAAGATCTTTTTGGAGATAAAATAAGATTCGATGTAGATACGGCCCCCCATCAAAGAACTGAAAGAGCATTAGGATTATTACAGATTAGACCAAGCACCGCCTTGGAACCTGGACATGGAATTCCTGCATGGAAAAATTTTCATACGGAATGGAAAGATGAAAATTTACAAAAACAATTTGCAAGAAATTACTTAAATAGGGCATATAATAAATTTGGAAATTGGGAGGATGCTATTTCCAGCTGGCATTGGGGATTTGGAAATGTAGGTAAAAAGAAACATAATTTGGATTATTATAATAAGGTTATGGGTCATTACAACAAAGGCGGAATAGCGCGAAGACCAAATGCAGTTCCACCGGAAAAAGGACCGGACCCATACGCAACACTCATTGAAGATTCAATTTCACAGATAAGAAACAACCCTTCAGAATATATGGGAGCGCAGTTCATACAGAAGTTTAACAAGGGCGGATTCGTAAAGAAAAACGCACCTAATATTATTGGAAAGCTGACAAACTACAGACCGAAGCTGACGATGTCAGATGTCCTCAAGAATATTAAGAAGACAAAGAAAGCTAAACCTTCTGCAAATCCGTATATTATTTATGATCAAGCATTAACCCCTCTAAAAAAATTCAAGACAAGAAATGAAGCACAAACATGGCTTAATAGAAATTATACCGCTGATTCAAATATACACCCTGAAGTTGTCCATTATGAAAAGGCAAAAACTACACTTAAATCCATGGAGCCAAAGGCCGAGGAGCCAGGCGCACTATTCTGGGGCTCGCGTGAAAAGATCATAGGAGCGCCGTCAGAGGCCATGACTGGAACGCAGTGGCTTCAGTACATGAAGATAGGAAAGCACGGCATATTGAATCCAAAGGGATACCCACGAATTAAGGACATGGAGCTGAACGACACGTCGCTTGCGCCTTGGCTTTCAAGACAGGGAAACAAGACAGTTTCAAAGGATGTCCTTGTAAAGCAATTTGATGCGATGGCACCGAAGATGGAAGTTACTGTATTAGGTGAAACAACTGGATCACGTATTATTAGTGACTTATCGAGCAAATTAAAGGAAGTGGACACACAGGCGATACGTAATCCGGCGATTAAGGGATTTTTTGATTATGTTAAGGCCGTGATGCCACAGCTTAAAGAGTCCACTACTGATGATGCGGCTAAGGGAATACTTAAGGGAATTGATGACATGGTGTTCAATAATTTCGGCGTCAAGGACGCTTTGACTGAAGGTGTTCCGCAAAGATTCCCCTTCGAGATGAAGGAAGTCCTTCAGCAGCTGTCAACGGCACTAGGAAGAAGAACGGCTGGATTCAAGACATACAAGAGAACACCGCAGCACCTTGGAACGCAGACGATGGCCGGTGGAGACAACTACAGGGAATTTTTATTCAAATACAAGCCTGGCAGCTTGCGGCAGACGGAGCCGCAATACAAGTATGCGCATGACTTTAATTTAGAGACTGCAGATCGAATGGGTGGCGTTGTCCATGCAAGGACGTCTGACCGTGCGGACCAGTTCGGAAGAAGGCTTCTTCACATAGAGGAGATCCAGTCCGATATGCACCAGAAGGTCAACATGGCGCAAAGACAATTAAAGAAAATGCATTCTGATTGGGCGAAAGCAGGAAAGACTCCTGAAGGCGAATACAAAAAGATGACTAAAAACCAGAAGGAAACTTATGACAAGCTGGTTGCATCCGGCAAATACGCACCGCGTGGAGATTTGCAGGAGGAAATAGCAACAGCAAATGAGCAGCATCTACTTCTTGTAAAGGCCAAGATTGATGATTTATTGATGCAGAAACAAACCCCGGCAATTAGAACTAGGATTAACAGGCTTAATGCGGAACGCAGAAAGATCAGAAAAATGATTGATGACGAGAAGGCCAAGATGGCGGAAGGATCCCATAGCGGAGTTCCCCAAGGCCCACTAAGCAAGACGGAGGACTACAATGAATTCATCATGAAATATATGCTTAAAGTTGCACGAGAGGGAGGATATGACGGAATTACAATCAATACTCCAGCAATCAAGAATTTGGGAATGAGCGTTACAGGAAGGGACTATAAGGGCAACCTCATTGCCTACGGCCCAATGGCGCAAGGTGCCATGAAGAAGGCGGCAAATAAAAGTGGTGCAAAATTTATGAAAACATATATAGTGGATGATGATAAAAGGGCATGGGAAGTTCCAATGATATTAATCAAGGAAAATAAGGCTGCAGAATCGCTTATTGACAAGGGCCTTCCTATCTATAAAAAAGGGGGAATCGTTAAAAAATAATGCCACCAAAAAATCCAAACAACAATATAGAGAACGCTTTAGGGTCTTTGACTGACGCATTGGAAATAGAGCCAACAGGCGAAGAAATACAATTGGAGCCTGATCAAAAAATTTCTGATCCTAATGTTGAAATAACTGAAACAGCAGAGGGCGGTGCGGATGTAAATTTTGATCCCAACGCGCCCATTGACACAGCAAACATTCCACATGATGCCAATTTGGCAGACTACATTGATGACACAGAATTACGTAGATTTGCAATAAATCTAGTAGCCGATTTCGAAACGGATAGGGAGTCAAGGAAAGATTGGGAAGATACCTATATCAAAGGCCTTGACATGTTAGGTTTCAAATATGAAAACCGAACCCAACCGTTCGAAGGAGCGTCCGGGGTCGTTCACCCCTTACTCGCTGAATCTGTAACGCAGTTTCAAGCCCAAGCGTATAAGGAACTTCTCCCCCCAAGCGGCCCCGTTCGTACTCAAATTATAGGGCTTTCCACTCCTGAAATTCAGGATCAGGCAAAGCGCGTACAGCAATTCATGAACTATCAGATAGTGGATGTCATGAAAGAGTATGATCCGGACATGGACCAGTTACTATTCTATCTTCCACTAGCTGGATCAGCTTTCAAGAAAGTTTATTATGACAGCTTGCTGAAGAGAGCTGTTGCAAAATTCATTTCTGGAGAAGACTTGATTATTAATTATATGGCAACGGATCTGGAGAATGCAGATAGAGTTACGCACGTTATTAAAACAAGCGCCAATGATATTAGAAAACAGCAATTGCAAGAATTTTACCGCGACATTGAATTACCAAGTGGAACAGTTGAAACAAGCGAAGTTCAGGAAAAAGTAAATACACTAGAAGGAGTTCAAAGGGAATATACGGATAAGGATGATGAGCATACAATTTTGGAAATGCATGTCAATGCGGATGTTCCAGGATTTGAAGATGAAAGCGGAGTTAAGCTTCCCTACATTATTTCCATTGACGAATATTCAACTGAAGTTTTATCCATCAGAAGAAACTGGAAAGAAGGCGATTCAAACTTTGCAAAGAATGATTATTTTGTACACTACAAGTTCCTCCCAGGACTAGGCTTTTACGGCTTTGGTCTAATACATATGCTAGGTGGATTGTCAAGAACTGCGACAAGTGTTTTGCGACAATTAATTGATGCAGGTACTCTTGCCAATCTGCCAGCAGGTTTCAAGGCACGTGGAATGCGTATACGCGACCATGACGAGCCATTGCAGCCAGGAGAATTCAGGGATGTTGATGTAACAGGAGTTTCCATCAAGGAATCATTATTACCGCTTCCATACAAGGAACCTTCACAGGTTCTGTTTGCTCTTTTAGGATTCGCAGTTGATGCAGGAAAATCTTTTGCAGCTATTGCCGATATGAAAATGGGCGAAGGAAATGAACAGAATCCAGTTGGAACAACTCTAGCTCTTTTGGAAAGAGGAACTAAAGTCATGAGTGCAATTCATAAGAGAATGCACTATGCACAAAAAATTGAATTCAAGTTATTGGCAAAAGTATTCCAATTATATCTTCCACCTGAATATCCGTATCAGGTTGTTGGAGGAAACCAAATGATAAAGCAAACAGATTTTGATGATCGTGTTGATATCATTCCTGTTTCAGATCCAAATATATTCTCAATGGCACAGCGTGTCACATTGGCACAGCAGCAATTACAATTAGCAACCGCTAATCCAGGACTTCATAATATGCGTGAAGCGTATAGAAGAATGTATGATGCCATGGGAGTGGATAACGTGGAGGCAATTTTAAAGCCTGATCCTGAATTACCGGAGCCTATGAGTCCTGCAACAGAGAATGCAGGGGCAATGAATGGAAAGGCCCCTAAGGCATTTCCGTTTCAAGACCATGAAGCGCATATTAAAACGCACGCGGAATTTATGTTTACAAGAATGGTTCAGATTAACCCACAGGTATATTCCATGCTGCAGGCGCACATTTGTGAGCATCTTAGCATGATGGCTGCGGCACAGGTTCAGGAGGAATTCAAGCCTCAAATGGAACAGATGCAACAGGCACAGCAACAGGCACAGCAAAATCCACAAATGGCACAGCAGGTAGAACAGCAAATGCAACAATTAATTAATGCACAGGCTGCAAAGCAAGCTCAAATAGAGGCTAAGATGACAGCATCATTAGCACAAGATGAAGAAGCTCGAATGAAACGAGAAGCGGAAGATCCACTAATCAAGCTTAAACAGCAAGAGATTGACCTTAAGGCTATGGAAACACAAGCTAAGCTTTCAAAAGATATGATGGTTGATGCTGAAAAGCTTGACATTGAACGCGACAAGCTGGAGGCAGATACAAGTATTAACTTGATGAAAGCTGCTGCAGATGTTAGTAAGGAAGATTCCGAAGAAGCGATGACTCTCTTCAAGGAGAATATGATTAATTCTAGGGATGCAATGAAGCAACGCTCAGCGGAAAGAATTGCGAGGGAAAATGCAAAAAGCAAAACGAATGGAACTACTAAAAAATAAAGTAGATAAAATTGCTAGTGCTATGAAAAAATTTGAAGATTTGGCCAATAGTGAAATTAACAATAATGAAGAATATCTGCAGGTATGCGGTGCACTCTTGGCAGTCACTAGAAACATGTATGTAGATGCCTTAGGTCCTCATGGCGCAGCTCGAATGTTCCAGGAAGTAGCGAATACTTTTGTTATTCAGGAGGAATTATTGGAACAATATTATGATATGGAAAAACCAACGATACACTAATGCCATTTAGATCTGAAAAGCAACGCAAATGGATGTGGGCCAACAAGCCTGCAATGGCTGAGAAATGGACAAAGGAACATGGCAGCAAGCCTGTCAAGAAAAAAAGAGGTGGATTATTTCATGCAAAAGGCTATGATACTGCCCCTTGGGTTAATGAATACGGATATCCCACTGGGGGAATAACAATTAAAAAAGGAGGACGATAATGCCGAAGGTAGGTAAACAAAAATTTCCATACACGTCAGCTGGAACTCAGCAAGCGCAGAAGCATGCTAAGGCCACAGGACAGAAGGTGGACATGAGTGGATACAAAAAGGGTGGAAAAGTTAAAAAAGTTAAAAGAAAGAAAGGTGGTGCAGTGAAGAAGAAATATCACCACGGTGGCCGTGTTATGGCTGGCCAAAAAAAGCCTAAAAACCAAAAATGTTAACAAGGAGGTCGATATGAATTTATTGAAAGATCTTTGGGGGCACTTAAAAGAATGGAATGAATGGAAATTAAAGGACTGGATAAAAGCCGGAATTTTAGTCATTATTATTCTTATAGTCCTTAAAGTTATTATTTTGCCGGGTGCATAATGGTAACAGTAAGAGTACCAGTAAAATATGGCGGTGAAGATCCTCGTGAAAAAGGGATTAGAAGGAACTATTATCAGCCAAGAAGCTTAATGGCTGAAAAAGCTGCAAGTAGTAGACCTGGACAGGTATACCATACGATGACATCCTTACAGGACCGTATGGGCCGTCCAGGTTATCAAAATAATAAAGCAGATATTAATCAGTTGAAAGGATTGAGACGCGACTGGAATAGAAACCAGAAGTATACCCCTCAGGG